CTGATACACCTTTTATATTTGAAGGTACTGCACAACCTGTTAATATAATTGGAAACATGATGTTTAAACATGAAAATATGCTTTGGTTTGATAAATAACTTGGAGTTTTATTATGAGTCGTTCCTATAAAAAAACACCAGTGATTGGACACACTGGAGCTTCTTCCGAGAAGTCTGATAAAAAACATGCACATAAGGTTTACCGTAAACATGTGAAAGATAATATAGCTTCATCACATGGTGATGTAGATGCATTACAAGACTTAGTGATGCCAATAGAGGAAGAGATGTCTGATACTTGGACAATGAGTAAAGATGGCAAACACTACGTTAACTTAGAAGATTATGTTAATAATGATATTGTTTATGACAGTATACAAAAATCCTTGAGGAAATAACTTATGAATGTTATAATGGTAGAACCCATAACTAAAAGACTATCAGCTTATCATTTCGATGGAAGACGTGAATCAGCAATCCAAGCAATAGATAAATGGGATTGTGTAATGTCATCATTAAACGATCAATTATACAAAATCACTTTCAAGGATGCAACTGAAGCTATGCCTGGTGATTATATTGTAATAGAAGACAATAAAAAATTAATTTTTAAACAGGATGATTTTGTTAGAACATATAAAATTGTATATGATAACAAAGATAGACTTGGTAATTTTTATTCAATAGATTGAAGAGAATATATTAATGTATCAAAATATATTTGTAAAAACAAATACGAATGAGGCTTGGATTTGGGATGATGAGCGTGGTTTAATTCATTTTGAATATACACCATACGCTTATAAGAAAGACCCTAATGGCAAATATGTTTCTCTCTATGGAGAAAAATTATCAAAAACAACAAACTTCACAAAAAATGATCCAAATCTATTAGAATCAGATGTACCTGAAACAACACGTTTATTAGTAGATATGTACGGAGATTCAGATATACCATCAAAGGCTATAGTCACTATGGCATTTGATATTGAGGTAGAGATGGTAACTGGACTACCAGATCCAACATTAGGAAATAATGAAGTTACATCTATTGCATATCACGATTCTGCAACAAATCATTATACTATCTTGGTTTTAGACAAAAAGAAAAAATTAGAAAAATCAACCACCGAAAATAAAACGATAGTTCCATGCTATGACGAAAAAACACTACTACTAAAATTCTTAGACGCTGTACAGGAAATACAACCACATATTATGACTGGTTGGAATTGCGATGCATTCGATATTCCATACCTTTTCAATAGAATAAAAAGAGTTTTAGGAAAATCAAATGCTTATAGACTTTCACCAATTGGCGAGATTTTCTACTCACCATATAGAAATAGATACACCATTGCTGGAGTATCAGTATTAGACTATATGATAGTTTATAAGAAATTTTCATATAAAGAATTACCATCATACGCTTTAAATGCGGTATCAATGACAGAATTAGGACGTGGTAAAGTTGAATATGAAGGTAACTTAGATGATTTAATGGAAAATGATATTGAAACATTTATTCAATATAATATAACAGACGTTGAACTTATATTGGATTTAGATAAAAAGTTGCAATACATAGATTTAGTACGTGGTATTGCTCATGTTGGGCATGTTCCATATGAAGATTTTGTCTATTCTTCCAAATACTTAGAAGGTGCATTATTAGCCTATCTTAAAAATATTGGTGGGGTAGTTGCTCCTAATAAACCCGCTGATAGACGTGAGAAGATGGAGCAATTAAAAGAAAGTGGAGAGCAGGGATTCATTGGAGCATTTGTAAAGGATCCTATTCCTGGTAGATATGAATGGATGTATGATTTGGATTTGACTTCGCTATATCCTTCTATTATTATGACACTAAACATTTCTCCAGAAACAAAAATTGCTAAAATAACAGATTGGAGTGCGGAAGAATTTCTTCGTGGAAATAAGGATGAATATAATATCAATGGAGAAATTGTTTCAAAGGAAAAATTAAAAGCATTTTTGGAAAAATATAAATACACAGTTTCTTCTAATGGGGTGATGTACAACAGTGAATATGTTGGACTAATACCAGCAATCCTTAATGATTGGTTTGATAAACGTGTAGAATATAAAGACGAGATGAAAAAATGGGGTAAAGAGGGAAATACTGAAAAATATGAGTTTTATAAAAAAAGACAATTAGTCCAAAAAATTCTACTTAATTCATTATACGGTGTATTGGGACTACCAGCATTTAGGTTCTACGATATTGATAACGCAGAAGCGGTTACTTTAACAGGACAAACTGTTATTAAAAAAACTCAAGATGCTATAAATCTAAAGTACAATAAAGAATTAAAAACGGAAGAAATTGATTATGTACAGTATGTTGATACCGACTCTGTATTTGTTTCATGCTTACCATTGGTTAAAAATAGATTTCCGAATATTGATACAAATAATACGGAATTAATGACACAAGAAATATACAAGATAGCAAGTGAAGTTCAAGACTATGTAAATCAGTTTTACGATGTAATGGCTAAGAAAATGTTTAATACAGAAAAACATCGCTTGGAAATTAAACAGGAAATGATTGGTAGAACTGGATTTTGGCAAAAGAAAAAAAGGTATGCCCTTTGGATTATTTCTGACAATGGTGTTCCAATGGATAAATTGGAAGTCAAGGGCTTGGATATTGTTAGATCTTCTTTTCCAAAATCATTTCAAAAATGTATGAAAGACGTTATGATAGATATTCTAAAAGGCAAAGATAGAAATGAAATTGATGAATACATATTATCTTTCAAAAAGAATTTGAATGATGTTTTAATAGAGGAGGTTGCAAAGACTTCTTCAATAAAAGATATTAAAAAATATGCAACCCCAGTGGAAGGTGATGTTCTTGGCAAATTTGCAAAAGGAACACCGTCACACATTAAGGCTGCTATAAATTATAATAAGTTATTAAAAACATTTAATTGTCCTCCAAAATATCCACCAATAAAAAATGGCGATAAAGTTAAAATTGCGTATTTGAAATCCAATAAATACGGATTGGAGGAGTTAGCATTTCGTGGTGATTCAGATCCAATAGAAATTATTCAATTTGTTAAAGAACATTTTGATGCTGATGAGCTGTTTGTTTCTGAATTAGATGGTAAACTTAAAAATTTCTACGAAGCAATGAAGTGGGATTTCCCATCTGAGAGTAAAAAAACAGCTCAGAAATTCTTCTCATTTTAATTTATTGCTTTGATTTTAACTAAATATTTAGTATATTTGTTCACTCATATAAATTGTTTTAATATAAGGATTTTGTTATGGAAAAATCAAAACTGATTAATTTTATCAGTAAATATCATTTAGGTGGATTAGTAAACTCGGTTGCTTGGAATTCAAACGGTTCTCTATCTACACGATTTATCTCAGATGATAAATGTGTAGTTGGTGAAGTAAGACTAAATAATTTTAATTCTGAAACTTCAAAATTTGGAGTATATCAAACCGATTTATTAATAAAATTATTAAGTGTATTAGGAAACACTGTTAATCTAAAAATAAATGGTTCGGATGAAAAACCGTATTCATTAACATTTGATGATAAATCAACAACCGTAAACTATATGTTGGCTGATTTAGCAGTTATACCACCCGCACCTGATTTAAAAACATTACCACCTTTTGAATTATCTATTCCTATTACCAAAGAATTCATTGATAAATTTCTTAAATCAAAATCAGCTTTACCTGATATTGAAAAATTTACTGTGCTTAAAAATAAAAAGGAAAATAAATACCAAATTGTAATTGGTTATTCAAATACAAATTCAAACAGAATTTCTATTGATATTGACTGCACTTCTAACGAAGATGAAATTGAACCAATAAGCTTTTCAGCGAAGTACTTTAGTGGAATTTTAGCTGCCAATAAAGATTTGAATGGTGGAACATTAAAAGTTTCTTCCGAAGGTTTGGCTGTAGTTGATTTTGATATAGATGACTTTGATGCTACTTACTACTTGGTAAAGTTGGAAGATAATTAATGAAAAATTATTTTTATGAAAAAAGTGGAATAGAATCTTGGCCAACTAATATCACTTATGGTGAATTAGTATCGTACAATAAACAAAAACTATACGATTGGTTAGAAGATTTAAGACTTCGTGTATTAAAGAGTTGGGATGAACAAGGTATTCCGCCGATAGTTGGTAAAAATGAAAACGAAATTAAAAGTTCATTTTCTAAACTAAGACAATACGATTGTTCAAAATTCTATTATGATGTTGAAAATGGCAATGATCCCGATGTTATTGGGGTTATTGCCAATTTCTCAAAGACAGGATCAGCTGCTAATCAGTTTTTTCCAACAATGTTAAAAACAAAAATAGCATCAAGTGGTAACTCAGACAGTGCAAGATCTATTTACGATTATTTCACGGATGAATGGAAGGATTCGTTTCATCATATATTGAGACGTGTTATATTTAATGATTCTATGTATCTTTATAGCAAATCTATTTCAACTCTTGTAGAGAAAAATCCATATTTTATATCAGGCGAAACATTAAGAGATATGTTTCAATCTTATAAAAATGGCGATGGTAGATTTGATAATAAAGGTTTACGTGTTTCTAAAATATCATGTTCAACCGATGAATATAACAGACTTTATAAAAATTGCTTAACAATCAAAGTTGAGGAACTGCGTCAGTTTTATTCAGAAGGATTGATTGATGATACAATGATTTCATATTTGGACGATATTGAAACTCTAACTGATACATTTTATGTAAAGAACGATTCAAACGAACCAAGATTAAATGTTTTTATGATTAGAGTATATGAGAAAAATATGAGAGTTTTTCCAGCAGCTCTGCAAGCATTTAGAATATCTTTCTCTCAACCCGCTGTTAATTTTCCACCATTAACTGCAAAGTTTTTATATGAATATTTTACGAGACATATCCCTGCGTCAGAGACAGCTACTATTTACGATCCAAGTTCTGGTTGGGGTGGTAGAATATTAGGAGCGATGTCAGTTATTAGACCAATACATTATGTCGGAACTGATCCTAACACCGATAATATGATTGAAGATTTAGGAATTTCTCGTTATGAGTATTTGGCTGATTTTTACTTACGTTCTATTGGCCAAAGGTCAAATATATCATCAAAGTTTTTTGATACAAAAGAAACACATACATACGAGTTATTTCAAGATGGTTCCGAAACAATACAATATAATCCAAAGTTTCAAAAGTATAAAGGTGAATTAGATTTCGTCTTTACTTCACCCCCATATTTTAATCGTGAAATGTATTCGGATGATTCAACCCAATCATATAAAGCACATTCCCAATACAGTGATTGGCGAGATAATTTTCTTAGACCAACATTAGAAACGGCGGTTTCTTATCTGAAATCTAATAGATATTTGTGTTGGAATATCGCAAATATAAAAGTATCAGATAATAAAACTATTCATTTGGAGGAGGATTCTATCGCTATCTTAAAATCATTGGGTATGGAATATCATGGCAAGATATGTATGTTAATGACTAAAATGATTGGAAATACAGATCCAAAGAGACTTGCGAATAAAGTTTTTCATAGGGGTGAGTGGTGGAAAATGGAACCAATATTTGTTTTTTATAAACCGTGAGGTAAAGGATGGAAGTTGATATAGCAGCAGTAAATACATTTTTTGATATAGATGCAATTACCTTTAGATTTGAAAAAGAAACAAAGGAATATTTTGATGGCATTCGTGAATTGGAAGATACAGTTGATTGTGTATTTGACTATTATAGAGTGAAAGGTTATCCACATTATACTATAACTGAGGATGAAAAGGCAAAACACATGAAAGCTATGCAAGAGTTTGATTATGATTCAATTTTTAAAAATAATGATATAATCCAAACCATGCATGGCTTAAGAATGGCTTGGTCATACTTCCCTCACGCTTGGGAGGTCAAGTGTGGTAATTCTAAAATGTCACCTGCGGATAATTTTAATAACGATCAAACATTTAGGAGCACTATAAAAAAGTGTTTAAAGTGGATGAAACAATATGGTAAAAAATCTTTTAGAGAAAACAGATTACGTCAATCACTTAAAATATACTCAGGGGTTCAAGCTGTATCCAATTTCAGACCAACAGCCGCTTGTGTTGTTTATAAAAATTATGGTGGAGACGGTGTTGTTTGGGATATGTCATGCGGTTGGGGTGGTAGATTGATTGGTGCATTGGCATCTAAGCATATTAAAAAATATATTGGAACTGAACCATCAACTAAAACATTTGAAGGACTTTGTAAAATACGTGATGATTTCTCCCATCTTGGAAAGGATATTGAATTAAACTGTATTGGATCAGAAGACTACGTACCTGAAAAGGATAGTTTAGATTTGTGTTTTACGTCACCACCTTATTTTGATACCGAAAAATATGCAGATGAACACACACAATCATATAATAAATTTCCAAATAGAGAATCTTGGGGACATGGATTTCTTAGAGGAACTTTTCTAAATTGTTATCATGGTCTTAAAAAAGGTGGTTATATGTTAATCAATATAGCTAATACACCGAAATATAAAGACCTTGAAGAAATGACAATAAACTATGCGGTTGTAGCAGGATTTACTTATGAGGGTAAAATAAACTTAATACTATCATCTGTTATGGGTGCTGGTCATAAACGAGAACCCATCTTTGTGTTTAAAAAGTGTTAGGATTTTACATGAAAATTTCGTATATTAATGAATTAAAAATATTAAAGGTATGCTATGATTTTAAAATCACACACAATTTGGAATGAAAAGTATAGACCAACATCATTGGATAATTATGTTGGTAATGATACTATAAAAAAAACATTTGATAGTTATATTAAATCAAATGATGTTCCACATCTTTTATTGCACGGCAGTGCTGGTAGTGGTAAAACTACCTTGGCTAAAATAGTTGCCAATTCTGTAGCTAAAGATAATTTTCTATACATAAACGCTTCAGATGAAAACTCGGTAGACACTGTACGTGATAAAATTAAACAGTTTGCTTCTTCTATTGGATTTGGTGGATTAAAAATAATTATTCTCGATGAATGTGATTACATGACACCAAATGCACAAGCAGCTTTACGTAATGTAATTGAAACATTTAGTAAAACTACTCGTTTTATTTTAACATGTAATTATGTTGAGAAGATTATAGATCCAATCCAATCTCGTTGTCAGATATTTAATATAGTTCCGCCTTCTAAAAAAGAAGTTGCACAACATTTGGTTCAAATATTAGATAAAGAGGCTGTGTCTTATGATAAAAATGATATTGTATCGATTATAAATATATCATATCCAGACATACGTCGTGTGATAAACACCACACAACAATCGGTTATAGAAGGAAAACTTCAGTTAGATGATTCAACATTAGTAGAACATGATTATTTTTCAAAAATAGTTAATACTTTGAAATCTAACGGTTCTAAAAAAGAAAAATTTGAGGGCATACGTCAGACAATAGCAGATAAGCATGTACGTGACTATACACAACTTTATCGTTATTTATATGACAATGTAGATGAGTATGCTTCTGGATTTGTTTCTACTGTTATACTAATATTAGCGGAAGCACAATATAAAGATAGTTTTGTTGTAGACCATGAAATAAATGTAATGGCAATGTTTGTTCAAATTATTATGGAAATAGACCAAAGGAGGTAACTATGGGAATTTTTGATATTAACGGTGGTGGTGGTGAAGCACCTGAATCACAAAAAGTAAGTGTTAACTTACAAGAAGCGCAAGATTTAGTTTGTTCTGCATGTGGTAATAGATTTTTTAAAGAAGTAACATTTTTTAAAAAGGTGTCTGCATTATTATCACCGACTGGTCAAGCTGGACTAATACCTATTCCGGCTTATGCATGTACTAAATGTGAAAATGTAAATGATGAATTCTTACCTAAACAACTTTTAAATGGTTAAAATTTATGGCTAAGAATTTATTTGACCATATAAAAGGTGTCACGTTCCGAAAAACAAAATGGGAAGACTTATCTGATGAGGATAAGTCTTCTTGGAACAATTACATGATAAATAGATTTTTTTCTATGGAAGTGGAACTGACTGAATTAATAAATGAAGTTCAAAAATATTCAAGTGGAATATTGACATCGGAGTTTTATTATAAATTATTGCATGATGTTTTACCAAAACAATCTTTTTATTTGAAATACATAAAAGCAAAAAATAAATTAGAATTGGATGTTGAGTTTGTAGAAATTTTTTGTAGTCATTACCAACTTAGTCGACGTGAAGTGTATGAATACATTAAATATTTGAAAGATATTAATTCAACTGAGTTGTTAGATATATTAAAAATGTACGGAACTAAAGAAACAGATATTGAAAAATTTCAAAAACAATTAAAAAATGTAAAATGAGGAATGTTATGTCAATCACAGAAAAAGATATGAGCTTAACACCAACAGGTGTAATCGCAGAAATGGAAAAAAAGTTTCCAATTATGACTGAGGAATTTAAAAAAATACAACAAATGCAGTACGAATTATTCTGTGCAAAGCAAAGCAACTATGGTCCTGATAATATATCATTAGGTACTAATTTAGAAAGAGAACAGGACAGAGTTTTATCATTGCAAGGTTTATTTTTTCGTTTGAACGATAAAATTAATAGATACAAGCAAATGATTATGTTTGGTTCAAAAGATGCTGTTGGTGAAAGTCTTGACGATACATTTAAGGATATTTCTGTGTATGGTATCATAGCTCAACTTGTTCAATCGGGGAAATGGGGCAAGTAATGGTAGATAAAAAAATATCATTTTCACAATATCAAATGTGGAAAGGATGTCCGCACAGATGGAAATTAAATTATATTGACAAGTTATCAGGAACAAATCCATCAATAGCTTTGGTATTTGGAACGGCTATGCATGAAACATTGCAACATTACGTAAAGACTATTTATGATTCATCTATAAAAGAAGCAGACTCTTTAGACTTATCCACTATGTTGACCGATACAATGCGGAATGAGTATAAAAAGCTATTGTTAGAAAATAATGAAAAACACTTCTCAAACTCAGAAGAAATGCAAGAACATTATTTAGACGGATTAGAAATAATAAAATGGATTAAGTCAAAACGATCAGAACTGTTTCAAAAGAAAGACCATGAATTATTGGGTATTGAAATGCCAATAAATATAGTTCCATTGAAATCACATCCTTCGGTTAAATTAGTTGGATTCTTGGACTTGGTAATAAAAAATAATATAACTGAAAAAATTTACATATATGATTTCAAGACAAGCACAAAAGGTTGGAGTAGTTATGCTAAGAATGATAAAGTAAAAATTTCACAATTAGTTTTGTATAAAACATATTATGCTGAACAATATAATGTATCACCAGATGATATAATAGTTGAATACTTAATTCTAAAAAGAAAAGTGGACGAAGATGCTGAGTACGCTGCAATGAAAAGAAGAGTTCAAAGATTTGAGCCCTCCAACGGAAAAGTATCTCAGAACGCTATAAAAAAAGAAATAGAAAAGTTTATAGAATATAATTTTACAAATGATGGTGAATATAAATTAGACGTTGTTAGACCAGCCATAGGCGGTAAGGATAATAATAACTGTAGATTTTGTATTTACAATGAGAGTGAGGAATATTGTCCAAAAGAAAAAAGACAAGTGTTATTTTAAAAAAGTTCGGAGATGTAATTGAAAAAAAAATACATATCTAATGCAGATAAATACAATTGGATTACGGGAAAAAACAAGAAGTCCTACACACCAAACACAGATTCAACAAATAATATGAATCTTAAAGCTGCTGAGGAAAGTCAACGTCATAGAGAGAATCAAAGATTACGGGACTTGGAAGAACAATCAGGTGGTAACTATAATTCCATAATTTCCATGTCATTATTAAATGGAAAACACTTGGTAAATCATGATAAAAGTAAAAAATTAAGTATCGTTATTCCGTATAGAGATAGGGGAGAGCACCTGAATGAACTATTAAATTTTTTACCAAATGTTTTAATCAATCAAGGTATAGATTATTCTATAAATGTAATTGAACAAGAAAATGGTAAGCCATTCAATAGAGGCATATTATGCAATATAGGATTTTTAGAAACACCCACTTTTGATTATCATTGTTTTCATGACGTAGATATGATTCCAATTCATTCCGATTATGGATATTCTATTAATACAAATAAATCTTTGGGGTTAGCAATTCATTTAGCAAAAAATGTTGAACAATTTGATTACAAGCCTATTAGTGATACATATTTCGGTGGAGTCTTGTGTATGGATAATTTAGCTATGAAACTAACAAATGGATTTAGTAACAATTATTGGGGATGGGGGTTTGAAGACGATGACTTGTTTAGACGATGCTTTACCGAAGAAAAAATAATAACTCTTTGGAGATCTGGGACATATAGATCCATTAAGCATAAACATAATTACAATCATGAATTGTATCAAAAAAATAAGCAAGTATATTCTAAATTCACCGATAATGAACTTGATGGTATTAAACAAACAAAATATAAAGTAATTTCAAAAATTGCAATTGACTCAAAAATAACAATGATAACTGTATCGGTATAATATTTTAATATGAATGTTGCTTTAGTTTGTATAGCAAAAAATGAAGATAATTACATTGAAGAATGGATGCAATATCATTTGTATTTAGGATTTGATCATATCTTCATTTATGAAAATGATTGGCGATGTAATATAAACTCACCACTAATAACTAAGATACAATTCGATGGTATAGGTAATCAAGAAAAAGCATATAATCACTTTTTAAAATCGTATAATAATGAATATGATTGGGTTGCTTTTTTTGACGTTGATGAATTTTTAGTTTTAAAAAAACATGAAGATATAAAGGTTTTCCTAAAAGAATATAATGATTATAATGGAGTTGCTATAAATTGGTATCTTTTCGGTGACAACAATCTCTGTGAAATCAATGGAAACTATTCTATGTTGCAAAGATTCACCAAAAGAAGAAAAAGTATGGACTATCATGTAAAGTGTATTGTAAAAACAAATACCAATGACTCATATAGTATACATAATTTCACCAAAGCCTCAGTCGTAGATACAAATAAAAATTTAGTTTTTGGACCATTCAATAAAAATACAAGCGATGATATTGCTCAGATAAATCACTATTTTACTAAAACATTAAAAGAATGGGAACAAAAAAAATTAAGAGGTAGAGCACCATATAAAAAAGAAAATGAAATGTGGTTTAGAAACGATAATGATTTTCACCAACATAATTTTAATGAAGTTGAAGATTTACAAGCACTAAACTTTTTTTTGAAAAAATCTAATATTTTCTAAGGTTTTCTAATTTTTACATATACTTATATGTGTAAATATTTTGGAGTTACCATGAATAACAAAAATGACAAATATTCAAGCATACAAATACGGAAAGATTTAAAATCCGAAACGGTTAAATATTGCATGGATAATGGGTATAAATTAAGTGGTCTCATAGAAAAACTAATAATGACGCACTTGAGTGGAAGCAATAATATAAAAAAATAATTATTATTTTAAGATAAAGGTTTTATTATGTCAAAAAAGAAAATACTGTTACTGTCAGATGATCTAAGGCTTACATCAGGAATAGCTACAGTTTCACGTGATATAGTTTTAGGTACAGTTAAAAATTACGATTGGATACAAGTCGGTGCAGCTATAAATCATCCAGATAAAGGAAAAGTTTTGGATTTATCTGAGGACTGTAAAAATATAACAGGTGTGGATGATGCTAATGTTAGAATTTATTGTAACGATGGTTATGGTGATTCATTTTTAATACGAAAATTAATTGAGTCTGAAAAACCGGATGCAATACTACATTTTACAGACCCTAGATTTTGGGGTTGGTTATACAACATGGAACATGAGATACGCACTAATATACCTTTATTTTATTTGAATATATGGGATGGTGCTGGATTAGTGGGAGATACACCAACCGATCCATTATGGAATAAGGAAGCTTATGCTAGTTGTGACTTATTGATGGCTATTTCTAAACAAACTTATGGCATAAATCATAGAGTGTTGAAAAAATTTGGTGAAAATACCGATGGTAGTAGAATAACATATGTTCCTCATGGAATAAATACAACCATCTACCATCCAATAAATTCAGATGAAACAGTAGAACATCACCAATGGAGTGAATTACAAGAAGAAAATAAGAAATTTAGGGCAGATAATCCTAATAGATTTATAGTCATGTGGAACAATAGAAATATACACAGAAAGCATCCAGGAGATGTTGTATTGGCATACAAACACATGTGTATGTTAGTTGATAAAAATGGTGGGAACGCTAAAGAAGACTGCTTACTGTACATGCATACCAGCCCAGTGGATCAAAATGGTACTGATTTATTTGCTGTTGTAAATACCCTGTGCAGTGAATACCCAGTACTATTCAGCGATGCAATTAGTAAAGTTGAGTCTCTTAATGTAAAATATAACTTAGCTGATGTTGTTGTGAATATGGCTTCAAATGAAGGGTTCGGTCTCGGAACAGCGGAAGCGATGGCTTCAGGAACACCAATTGTTGTTAATGTAACAGGCGGATTACAGGATCAATGTGGATTCATAAATCCAAAAACAAATAAATATTTCACAGCAGATGATTATTTGGAAATACATACTTTAAATGATAAAAGAATGTGGGAAAATTTAGAACACGGTGAATGGGTAAAGCCAGTTTGGCCTTCAAATTTTTCATTACAAGGTTCTGTACCAACACCGTATATTTTTGACGATAGAGCTGATTATAGAGACGTTGGCGACGCTTTGTATGCGTGGTATAAGATGCCAAAAGATAAAAGAAAAGAATGTGGTTTGTTAGGAAGACAATTTATAATGGATAAAGAAGTTGGTATGAGTCGAGAATCTATGGCAGAAAGAATAGTAGAAAGTATAGATAATGCTTTAGTCGATTTTAAAAAACGTCAAAAATTTGAATTATTTTTAGTTTGAGGTGATAATGGATTATAAACCAGAATTAGTATTTTGCGGACCAGTAACAACGGTTAGTGGTTATGGATCTCATTCAAGAGATTTGGTTTTATCTTTAATAGAAATGGATAAATTTGATGTTAAGATATTTCCTATAAATTGGGGTGAAACACCCATGAATGCTTTAGATGAGACAAATTTAGATCATAAAAAAATATTAGATAGATTATTAACAACACCTATAAAATCACCTCCGGAGATATGGGTACAATGTACTATACCATCCGAATTTAATCCTATTGGTAAATATAATATTGGTATAACTGCCGGAATAGAGACAGACATATGTTCTCCAGAATGGATCGATGGTTGTAATCGAATGAATCTTATATTAGTTCCGTCAAAACATGCAAAGGATGTATTTTTAAATACTACCTATGAAAAGAAAGATAAACAGACAGATTCTATTTTGGATATTTTAAAAATAAAAGTACCTATAGAAATTCTACATGAGGGTGTTAGAACTGACATTTACAATAAAAATAATCCATTAGAAAAAAGTGTTTGTGAAAAATTAGATACAATCGAAGAAAATTTCGCATTTCTTTTCGTTGGTCATTGGTTAAAAGGAGATTTTGGTGAAGACAGAAAGGATTTATCAGGACTAATATACACATTTTTACAAACGTTTGCTGACACAAAAAATCCTCCAGCATTGGTACTAAAAACATCATCAGGAACATTTTCTATAACAGGTAGAAGTCATATTATTGACAAAATAAATACTATCAAAAAAATGGTAAATAAAAAAAATCTACCGAACATATATGTTATTTATGGCGACTTAACAGATTTAGAAATGAACTCCATTTATAATCATCCAAAAATAAAATCATTTGTATCATTTACAAAAGGTGAAGGATACGGTAGACCAATCGCTGAATTTATGAGTACAGGAAAACCAATCATAGTTTCTGGATGGAGTGGTCATTTAGATTTTGTTGATAATGCTAAACATCATCTATTAAAAGGTAAGATTTCACAAGTTCATAGTAGTGCTGTTTGGGATACCATAATCAATCAAGGCTCATCATGGTTTACTGTTGACTATAAACATGCAGAAGAAACTATGAAAAAAGTTTACGAGTCATATAATAAATCATTTACTGCTTCTAAATTATCTACAAACGATATTAAAACTAAATGGTCATATAATGCTATGAAAGAACGCTTTCAAAAATTATTGGATTCAAACCTACCCAAATTCTCAGCGGTAGTAAAATTAAATCTTCCAAAATTAAAAAAGGTTGGTGAGTGATGGTATCATATACTATAACTGTTTGTGATGAATACAAAGAATTAGATAGATTATTAACATTATTATCCGATTCAATAGATGATGGTGATGAAGTTGTTGTTCAAATGGATACTATGGCTACTACATCTTCGGTTAGAAATGTAATCGATTCCCATAGAAACACCTTTACTAATTTGAATATTATAGAATTTCCATTGGATAAGAATTTTGCACAATTCAAGAACAATTTAAAAAGTCATTGCACTAAACAGTGGATTTTTAATATAGATGCTGATGAAGTACCTTCCATACTACTCATTCAAAATTTACATGATATACTAATAGCAAATCCAAATGTAGATGTTATTTCTGTTCCAAGATGGAATACTGTTGATGGTATAACAGAAGAACATATATCAAAATGGCGTTGGAGTTTTGATGATTTTGGTAGGATAAATTGGCCTGATTATCAAACACGGATATACAGAAATAAAGAAAATATAGTTTGGATTAATAAAGTACACGAAAGATTATTCGGTCACGATTGTGGATCACACTTGCCACCCGAAGAAGAGTATTGCCTATATCACCCAAAGACTATTGAACGTCAAGAACGGCAAAATAATTTTTATAGTAAAATAGGTAATGTATGAGTAACCAATTAACCTTTTGTATAAGTACATATAATAATCTAAACTATCTTAAATTAGCTGTTGCATCTGTTCGTAAAAACTCTTATTTTAAAAATGCACCGTTCATTATACATGCTGAGAATTGTACCGATGGTACAAACGAATGGCTACAGAATAATGAATACAATATACAATACTATATTGAAACTAATAATGTACCAGTCGGTATTGGTGGTGGTATGAATTTTTGTGCGAATAAAGTGAAAACAAAATACATAATGTTTCTACATTCAGACTTCTATGTTGCAAGGGATTGGGATATTGCTTGTTTAGATGAAATACAAAAACATAGTGAACCAACGTGGGTATTCAGCCACAGAATAGAACCAGACATGTTTGGACATGGTGTAAGTAGACCAGGAACTTTTGTTATACCAAAGGAAAGTATGGGTTCATATTATCATGATTTCGATTCAGAGTACTTTGAACAATGGGCGGATGAATTTATTAAAATAAATAACTTTACATATCCAAAGGCGGAAGGTGTTAGTGGTTTAATATCAAAAAAAGATTGGGATTTTATAGGTGGAAATGATTCCATATTCTCACCTACTAGTTGGGAAGATGTGGATTTATTTTTACGGATGAGAAATGAAAATTATAAATTTGTTTTAACTTCAAAATCAATTGTTTGGCATTTTGGTGCAAGAGGTAGCCACAGATTAGAAGAAAATAATAACAAAACCTCAGAAAGACAAAGGAATGCTGAGATAGAGAATGTAAAAAAATTTAAAGATAAATGGGGTGGAAACCCAATATTCGATGAGTATGGAATGATAAAAGGAGTTCGTTAATGGAGAAATTAGTAATATATTGCAAATCGTACATAAACGATATTCAGAGACTTCATAAGTTGAAAGACTCCATAATTCGTTTTAATACCGATAACATACCATTTATAGTTAGTGTTCCGAGGGAAGATATAAAAACTTTTAAGAATGAATTTAAAACGGGTGTAACTATAATAGAAGATGAATCAATACACACCAAAAATGAAAGTGGTTGGCTAAATCAACAAATAGTTAAAAGTAATTTTTGGAAGTTAGGTTTATGTGAGAATTATGTATGTATAGATTCGGACTCGGAGTTCATAAAAGAATTTACAATAAAAGATTTTATGTATGATGAAAATACACCATATACGGTTATGCACGAACAACATGAATTATTTTGTTGGTTAGCTTCAAGACCAAATTTGTTACCTTTCAATCCAAAGAATTCTTTCAAACAAGATAGAAAAATAGTAATGGATATATTTAATCGCGACGGTAGATATTATGATTTTGGTCCAACACCTGTAATTTGGTCGTCAAGGGTTTGGAGAGATTTACATGAAAAGTATTTAGAACCAAATGAATTGGAATTTATAGACCTATTAGATCACAGCCCCTCGGAATTAACTTGGTATGGTGAATCACTGTTGGCATTCGATTCGATACCAATATATCCAACAGAACCATTATTTAAGGTTTATCATTATAAGCAACAATTTGATGAAGATAATAAAAATGGTATAACCGATAAAATTCTATCTGAAAATTATTTGGGTAAAGTTATTCAATCTAATTGGAGTTAATATAATGGTATTTAATAATAGAGTAGTAGATGTATATTCAGATTTACATACACCCATTCTATACACTAATAATTCACAAATATCCTTTGATGGATCCCAAAAACAATCCGAGTTTTTTAGTTGTTGGGATTTTATAAGAGAATTTTACCTATCTAATGATAAAAAAAATATTTCATTTTTAGAAATAGGAGCTTGGAAAGGTTTGTGGGGCATTGCTTTTAATGAATTTTGTAAGGAGTTGGGTGCTATTGGAAGTTATACAACCGTTACATTAATGGATAATGACTTTGAAAATTTGGGTTTAGTTAAAACAATAGAATATTTAAAAAGTGATGGGCTTGTATGTAAACTTATAAACGGCGATTCAAATGACATAGTAACCGTAACGGAAGTTACATCAATGAATCAAAAATTTGATATTATACTAATAGATGCTGATCATAAATATTCTTCGGTAATGATGGATATATCCAATTATTTTTCTTTAGCAAATGATATGGTAATATTTCACGATATTAAACCTGAACACGAAACCGAAAATATTGCTGTCTATAAAGCTATTACAGATAGTAATTTACGTTTGAGTTTAGAATTCTCACATGGAGATAATAATATGGGCATAGGCCTAATAATTAAATAGGTGAATATCATGGTTGCAATTATACTACATTTATACTATCAAGATCTTTGGGATGATTTTAAAAACAAGTTATTACCTATTATAGATGATAATATACATTTGTTTGTTACAACAAATAGTGACACAGATGTAACTGCTGATGTTAGGAAATATGCAAAAAAAGTGTATATTGTGGAAAATAATGGAATGGATTTTGGACCATTTATTAATGTCTATAATAAAATAAAAAACGATGGGTATGATTATTTTTTAAAAATACATACAAAAAAATCAAAACATAATAAAAAATTAGGTGATGTTTGGCGAGAAAAACTAACAGAGGTTTTTTTTAATAGCAAAGAAGGATTTAATACTATTATAGAAGCGATGAAAGTTGACGATTCTATTTATATGGCAGGGGCATATTCATGCTTTTATGATAGAACAAAAGAACCTTTGGGTAGTGTATCATTATTAGATAACAAAGAAACTATAAAAATTGTAAATTCATTTCTAAATGTAGAAGCACATGGGTGTTTTTTTGCTGGTTCTATTTTTATGGTATCAAATAAATATTTGGATATGTTATTCAAAAATGTTATATTAGACGAGTTTGAATCAATATTTAATCACACATATAACTCAAGTACTTCAACATCACATGCAATGGAACGACTAATTGGATATGGTGTTGAATACTATAATGGCAAATTTTTAATAATAAATTAATATGTAATATGCTAATAGCTACATTAAATCACAATCTACCAAAATTAACTGACGATTTAGTTTCAAAATTATCCAATGATCCAATTTTCAAAAATTGTGAATTGATGGTGGTGGATAATGGATCTAAATCAGATGGTTTTGCAAATTCAACAACTCACAAATTAGAAAATAATATATTTTTTGGTGGTGGATTTAATATTGTATTAGAATATTTTTTATCAACCAATCACGATTACCTTTACTTTTTAAACAATGATTTAATTTTTCATGGTGTTTCATTTTTGACAACATCATTAAAAGAAGCGAGAGATACAGACGCATCAGTATACTCACCATCTATAATAAATGCTTCATCAGAGCAATGTCATTGGAAACAAATGTGGAATTGGGGCAAAGGATTAAGAGAAGTACGATGGATAGATTTCCAATCACCGTTACTAAGACGAGATATTTTAGATATAATAAAACAATACCCTATGGAATTGATATATGGATGGGGGTTGGATTTTTATACAGGCTGCATAGCCGAGGAAAGTAATTTAAAAACAATAGTCTCCGATAATAATACTATATGCCATTTAAATTCACAAACATTCAAGCAGAATAAAATAGATATTGGCATATCAGAATTCTGTAGAAATGCGGATTATAATATGGCAACGTATTTTAAAAAATCTAAATACAATGAACTATACGGTGAATTAAGATCTTATGGAGAAATGTATAATTTATCAACGGATAGTTTATGATTAAATTGAGTGGAACAAAAAAAGTTGAAGTACCTTATTTTGCAAATCAATTAGTGGACAATAAAAAATCTATACTAATAATAGGAGAATGTCAGGGCGGTATAGAAGGGATTTCTGAGACTATAAAGGAAAGGGGGTTCTCGAATGTATGTACCACAGATATTATGCCATCACTTTCAGAATGTTGGTTAAGACAAAACACTGAATGGGATCATATTCAGTGTGATTTTATAGATTTTGATGAATCTAAAAAATTCGATTTTGTAATATCAATTTCTGTATTTGAACACTTTG